GGGCAGGCTTGGACGGGTGGGGCTTCGGCCTTACCCGACCTTGTCTGGGCCGTCGTCGATACCCTCAAGCCGCAGGCTGTCGGGAACGGGGCCGAGACGGCCCTCTAATCGGTAGCCGCCTTCCGGGTCCAACGTGCCGGTGATCTCGACACGCCAGTTCCAAGAATCCAGAAGAAAACCAACGACAGTTCCCGGCGCATCACCGCGTGTCAGGCGCCCCGTCCAGAGCACGCTTGGATCAGTCTCACCCTCAGTCTTCTCGTTCACGACGAGCTCCGTGATTCAGCAGCAGCAGGTGGCGGATGTCCCGCATCAGCACCGTCAACGCCTCCAATTTGGAGTCGAGAGTGCCGTCCGACTGATGCAGCGACCAGCCGATTATAGTCCCGGCCACGCGTACGCTCTCGTCGAGGCTGGCGTGGTGCTCCGTCAGCGTTGAGTAAACTGCCATGGCCAGCACGTCGTCCCGCTCCAGCCGCTCCATCACCCGGCGGCGGGTCATGGCGCATGCTCCTTCCATCCGCGTCCGTTCAGAACATCACAGATCGTCCAGTAGGATTGCTGAAGCTCAGCAGCTAGAAGCTTGCGACTCGTCCCAGTCGTCGCCTGCGCGCGGATGTAGTCCACCATATCCTGCGTCAGTTTGGTGGATCGGCGGTTCCTGGCCTGCTGCGCCCGTGTCGCCCATCTGACGTTTCCCGGCGCATAGTCGCCTTCGTTGTCGATGCGATCGAGGGTATGGGCGATAGACGGTCGGCGCCCGACATACGCCAGAAATACCTCGTAGCTGTCGCACCATTCGTCGCAGACCCGGATGCCTCTGCCGCCGTAGAGATGGAAGTTCTTTGATCCCTCCAGCAGACACCGCTGCTTCATTGCGCTCCAAATCTTATATTCCGGCGCTAATCGGGACTCCCCATGCGTCATTCCGGCATTTACCCGCCGCATATCCTCCCGATAGCAGCCGCATGATCTGGTTGCGGCCCCCCTTAGGCAGAAAGTTACGACGACCGGTCTGTTGCCGCAGTCGCATTGGCATAGCCATGCCGTATACCTTCCGGTGTTGGGCGCTCGCTCCAGCACCAGAAGACGGCCAAATCGCTGGCCGGTGAGGTCGAGCGCCCTCAACTGAGACGCGCCGACAGAGGGATATTCCACTCGCCCATGATGTGTGGGATGTCGCTGAGTTCGCGGATGACCGCAGTCGGCACGCCGCACACCTCCAGCTTGCGCATCATCTGCATCTGCGTGGCACTCAGCTGGCCCTTGGGCGCCTTGAGCTCGAGGCAGTAGAGGCGCCCGCGATAGACGACGTGAATATCAGCAACCCCCGCACGTACACCGAGGCGGGTCATCCGCGCCGCCTCCTGCTTATGCCGCAGCCCGCCGTTAGGCACCGCCCAGAACGTTGCATCCGCCGGTAGCGCCCACTTCAGCAGCGTGCAGACCGCCGCCTGGAGGTCGTCCTCCAGGTGCTGGCGCTTCCTGTCGTCCGCACCGAACTCGGTGATCAGATCGGCCTTGTACATCACGCCGCCACCTTCGGACGGCGCGGCTGCTGGCGCAGTTGGTATTGCGGGATGTCCAATAGCTTGCTGATCGCCGCGATATGCATGTCGGGAATGCTGTACCACTGCGCTACCGCGGCTTTGGAGATGCCCAATTCACGCGCCAGGAACGTGACCATACCGCGCTGGGTCAGCAGAGGCCCTAGCACCGCGTCCCGCTCGCGCTCCATACGCGGGCTCTTGTAAACGTATCGCACGTTGTTTTCTCCTTGCATTCGCATAAGACTTTACCTAGTTAAGCTCTGCCAAGCCGACCTGCAAGGAGATTTTGATGGCTGACTTTCACGCCGTGACCGCCAGAGCCTACGCGCTGCAAGAGCAGCTGCGCGCCGAGGGCTACGAGGATGACGTCGTCACCGCGGCGATCGAGAGCGAGACCGATCTGTTCCGGGTATTCGACCGGGTTGCGGAGCGCATCGACCAGGACAACCGCTCGGCGGTGATTGCCCGCGAGCGCGCCAAGCGCCTGGAGGCCCGCGCCGACAGGAACACCGAGTTCCTCGACTTCTTGATGCGGACGATCGGCAACCAGACCAAAGTCGAGCGCCCGACTGCAACGGTTTACTATCAGACAAACCCAGCAAAACTTGAGATCGACCCCGACACGCGGCTGGCCGACAGCCTGCTCACCGTGGTGCCCGACAAGCCAGCGATCGTCAAAGCCCTGAAGGCCGGCGAAGACCTGCCCGGCTGCCGGCTGACCCAGAGCCGCAGCCTGCGCGTCAAGACCCTCTGACCACCACACAAGAGACAAGAGACATCTCCCATGAGCAGTGAACTCTCCCCTCTTATGTCGTTCATTGAGCGCGCAGCGCGTGAACCGGAATTTGACCTGAACAAGTTTTCCGAACTCCTGCGCCTGCAACAGGAGGCCGAAGACAAGCAGGCTAAGCGAGCATTCAACGCCGCAATGGCATCCGTAGAAGCGGAGATAGGCCCGGTCCTGCGCGATCGTGTTAACCCTGGCGTTAATCGTAAATACGCCACACTGGAAGCCATCGACGCAGCGGCGAGGCCCATCTACTCAGCGCACGGGCTGTCCATCCGCTTCGGCTGCGATGTGCCGCCAAAAGATGGCTGGATGCGCATCACCTGCACCGTTAGCCATCGCGACGGGTATAGCGAAACGAATTATTTGGATAGCCCTGTCGATATAGCTCAGCGGGCGCGGACCCCGGTGCAAGCGGTGGGAAGCACCATAAGTTATTGCCGCCGCTATTTATTGCAGATGTGCCTGAATATCGTACTGGCCGACGATCCCACCGATGACGACGGCGAAGCCCAGCGCCTTCAGCGTCCGTCACCGCCTAACGTGGATCGCAAGCCCGCCGACGCACCGCCCAACTACCCAGAGATCGTCGCGATGTTCGAGACAGCGGCTGCCCGCATCAAAGACTCGGACGAAGCCCGCAAGCTGCTGGAATGGCGCCCTGGCGTGGCGGCGCTCACCGCCCTGCCGCACGGCGAGGAGCGCCAGCGATACATGCTCATGCGCTCCAGGGTGCAGGCCGACTGGCTGACCAAGGACGACGGCAGCAGCGCCTCAGAAGACGCCGACGTCATAGAGGGTCTGTGATGACCGCCAGGACCGACCGGTTCACCCTGGTGACGCACGTCATCAGGCTGGAAGAGGAGGTGGCTACCCTGAGAGGCGCCATGCTTCAGATGTCATCCAGGATGCTGCGCCTGGAGCTCGCGTTGAGCGTGCTCGACAAGGACGGGTCGCTGACCGCGGCCCTGCGTCCGGAACAGTTTCAACCGGAACAATTCTAGTGGATACCGCCGCACCGAGGTGGCTCCCCGATGCGGCGGTCGCCTGGGCTCAGACGCTCAGGCAGCGGGCGAGGTGGTCACAGGTCCCCCAGACCAGAGTGCCTCGCCCGTACTCTTCATCCCTGACCGCTGCTGCTGACACGCCTCTATCATCTTGAGCAACACGCGTTCGCGCCCCGCGCTAAGCCGGTCCTCAAGGTAGAACAGCCCACCGACGACCACGATGTTCAGCGCCAGTATCGCCAGGAAGCCGGGCGGCAAATGGCCAATCAGCTTCTCAATCACAGGACGACTGCAATGACGCTAGAGTTATGGATAGCTCCTGCCGTATTTGGACTGCTTTACGTGCTGGCGCTTGTGGTTGGGCGTCACCGCGCGAATCATCCACCTGAGCCGGTCACGCGATTTACGCGGCCAGAACGGCGCGCACTGTCCGATGAAGAGCGGAACGACAGGTTCGTAATCATCGGCTATGCCGTCATATTGCTGCCAATCCTCATGATTAGCTTCTGCATCATCGGCGCGTGGCTCCTGCGACACATCCTTTGATGATCGCATGTCATTGCCTCGGTGGGGGTGGCGGCATGTTGCGCGACAAAGCTGCCGTCACCGGATCAAGCGTGAACTGACTCAATCTCTGGCGCAGGGCAGCCTCCATGCTGGCGCCCACCTCAGCCGCCGTCTGTCCTCCGACAAACGCGCCCGCAGGACCGCCAACAGCACCACCAAGCGTGCCACCAGCCGCACCAAAGGTCGGTTTGACAAACGACAGGGCAAAATTGGTCAGCTTGCCGATCTGCCCGCTCTTCAGTTGCGTCTCCAGCGCCGTACGCTCATCGTCCGACCAACCGCGCATCTTTTTGTCATTGCGCAGTAGCGCGGTGACTCGCTGCCTGCGGTAAGCATCGCGCTTGTCTTCCGACAGCAACCCGGCGTCATACTCGATGTCCTCAAGCTGCCGCTGCTTCATCGTCTGGTTCCACCCCTTGCGGGCATTTGGCAGATTGGCCAGCGCACCGGCGTCGCCGGTGGTATCTCTCTCTCCAAGATCTTGCATGCGGTCCCGCAGCTTGTCCTGAGCCTCGCCGATTCGCCGCGCTAGATCATTGTTGCGGGCATTCAGCGCCGCCTGCCGCTCCGTGGTCAGTCTGGTGTCCCACTCCATGGCCGTGGCGAAGGACATCGGTTGTCCCTTGTAGGGTTCTGCATCTTTGGCCAACTGAACCAGTGCCGTATTGCCACGCGCCGTCGCCTCCTCTGGGTCCGATGGCAATGCATCAGTGATATGCTTGCGCAAGCCATCCGCCGCGTCGCCCTTTATGAGGGCCCCCCGTGCCGCCTGTTCGTCAGCCGGGCTGTACCACCCGCGCGATTCACGGGCCATCTGATCGGATACCATCTCGTCAGTTGGTTTGCGGGCGAACCCGGTCCCAGGCGGGGGCGGTGTCGGCGTCCTCTCGGGCGGCGGTTGGAACGGAGGGCCACGCCACCCACCGGGCGGCGTAGGCACCCCACCTGATGCCGCCGGGGCGTTGCGCCGTAGCAACTCGATGGCTGCCGCAGTGGTGGGGTCTGGTGGTATCTGCCGCCGCTGCTCCTTCCAGACATCGACCACGGATGGCGTGGGTGGTTGGTTCAGTTCGCGGGCCTGCTCGACCTGATCGAGAATCGCCTTACGATCGCCCTGGTGCATACGGGGTCTGGTCGGCTCCCCAACACGCCTTAAGCCTTCCAGGTTGAGGTCGCGTATCAGCGTCTCGGGAAGCCCGATCGTCCGCAACGTTTCGTTGCCCAGCGTCAGCGCCGCGTTGCCGACACCGCCGAGACCGGCCAGGGCGGTGCCTGCGGTATCGCCCACCACATTGGCCGCCGACCCTAACCAACTCTTATTCAGGTTCTTCTGCACCTCGGGGTAAAATAACGAACGTTGGCCGGGCCGCGTGACGCTGGCCGGGGCGGCGTCGTAAACTTCGCCAAAGGCGCCGCGAATCTTCTCGACGTTAGCCGGTTTCGAGCCCCACTCTTCGGCGCCTACGGTGCGCCACGCGGTGCCGGTCAGCGATTTCGGTTGTGACTGGTCAACGATGTCAGGCTGCCGCACGTCGTTGGCGTGAATGTCCGGTGTGGCGCTGCTGATCGTCTGATCAAATATGATGTCCGCCACCGCTGCCTCCTACTCGCCGAGACTGACCGGGCGCATCGTGCCGTCCGGCAGACGCACCAGTCCGCCCTTCGGAACATTATCCCGAATCCAGGCCTGACGCGCCTTGGCATTATCGGCTGCCGGGCCGGGTATGCTGGGGTCTCGCCCAGGCAAGCGGTAACCCGGCATCAACTCCTTCGGCACGGTCGGCACGACAAACTCGGGAATTTCCTTGCGCGCCTGTGCCACTGCTTTGGACCACGCCATGCCACCAGCCGAGGCGCCGCCGCCGTAAAGCTCGTTGACCCGCTCGATATACTGCGCCTTGCGGTTCGCCGCCGTGACCAGATGCCCAAGGATAGCTGCGCGCGTCTCGGGGTTCTGCATCGCCTGTGGCCCCATGTTCTGAATGAAGCTCAGGTCGCGATCAGACAACTGCCCCATCTGAACGCCCTTGCGTAGCTCAATCACAGTGCGAGCTAATGCTGATTCAAACGCCTGCACTCGCGCACTCTCGCTGTTCAAACCCTCCGGGGTGAAACCGAAGCGAACCAGAAAGTTGCGAACATCTGGCGAGAGAGTCGCCTGACCAGGAATGGCATCGGACAGTTGGCGCAGTGTCTGCAGGCTATCTACCTGATCGTATGCGCCCTGCTGGCTGTCGCCGAACTTCTTTTTCTGGTCAGTGACGAATTGCCCTTCCTGCTCTGCCTCTTTCAAAGCCAACGCTCGAGTGTGATCCGCCTGCGCCTTGGTCTCAGCGGTGCTCCCCTCGAGCAATTTGCCGTAAAGCTCCTTCAGGCGCCCCCGTTCGCCTTCGTACCACTTGGCCTTGCGGTCATCGCCAACCTTCAGCGCCTCGCGCTGTTTCTGTGCCAGCGCAGCTTCCGCGTCGCTGTAGGCCTTCTGGGCACCGTGGTAGGCGCTCTCCGAGTCTTTCGATCCGGCTGCATTATAGGAAGCCCTCGCTGCATCCACCGAGCTTTGCAGGCGCTTCATCCCGTCGCGCAGATTCTTCTCTTCCTCCGGGTTCATCGGCGTGCGCCATGACGCCTCTTCCTCGGGCGTCGGCTTGGCGATGTTCTGCGCCACGAAGTCGTCGATCTTCGGCAACCCGGCCAACGGCCCGGTGGTGGGCGGCGCTGCGACTGGCGCGGGTGGCGTAGTTCCAGGTGCTGCTGGCGGTGTGGCCCCTGGTGCGCCGGCTACAGCGGGTGTGGCAGCGGGGGCGCCAGTCGGCGGCGGTGGTGTCGTGCCGGTGGTGGCCACTTTGTAGGGCGGCGGCGTAGACGCGCTGCTTCCTGTGGCGCCGGTCTTGACCAGATCGTAGCCGCCCGAGGCATTCTTGACCCAGTTCTGCCCCCACTTGGACGGGTCCCACGGTGCCGTGCTGCGCGCCTTGTAGACCGCGGTAAAGACGTCGTCCTGCACCGCCGTGGGTGCCGAGGCTGCGGTGGGATACTTCGCTGGGTCCCCGCCGATCATCTTGAGGCCTTCTTGCCACGTGCTGTCGACGAAGCCGTAGAGGCCCGACGCTGTGGCGCCTCTCGCTCTGGCAGACGGGTCGGCTTTGGCAACGTAGTTCAGCGCTGTGGGATCGCCGCCCGACTCCCATCCTTTGATCAGCTGGCGGTCCTTCTCCAGGTCACCGGTAAACTGCCGAGCCGCTGTGCCCGCACCACCACCCGCCCCACCACCACCCGTCCCGGCGGTGCTGACGCTACCATCGGCATTGATCACCGGACGATTCTGCAACTGCAGCAACGACAGCCCCGCCTTCATCCGCTCGATCCGATCGCGGTTCTGTTCGACGCCGAGCTTCGCCAGGTCCATCCGCTGCTGGTAATCCTGCTGCGCCACCGCAGCCGCCCGCCGCTGGTCCAGATCCATCGACTGCTGCGCGCCCTGTATGCCGGAGGCAAAGACACTGCCCAGGTCAGGCCTCACGCGCGCCGGTCCCGAGGCCTGCAGCATGTTCAGGCCGAAGTTGAGCAACGCCCGGCTGCCCGCCGCGTCTTCCTCCCGGCCTCGCAGGCGGTAGATCGGCGACTGCCCGCCAGCCAGCACCGAACCGATCCGTCCCAGCAAGCCAGGACTGGTGCCGTCGTCCGGCGAACCGCGCGGCAGCGTCGGCAGCACCGGGGCCTGCTGAGCATTCAGCGACTCGTTCAGGGCGGCGATCTGCTCCTCAAGCGTCGGCATGGCGGTCCCCTTTGCTTACCGCGCCTTATGAGGCGCCGCCTTATTCACCCCAGCAACCCGCGTGGCCGATACGCGACCGGAGTGCCGTATTGCGCCCCGGTGTAGGCGTCCCGGCGTTTCAGCAGCGCCTCGACCACCTGTGCCAGCGTCTGCTCGCCGCCCATCGGCTTGCCGGTGCTGCCCGGTTTGATCGTGGTCTTGGGGCCAGCCGACGTGCCGGTGGGCGTCGCCGCCTTGGCCGCGGTACTGGCACCAGACAGCAATGTGCCGCCCGCCTTCAGCTTCTCGCCCAGCGTCGCCTTGTCCCACCACGTCGCCGCCTTATCGAGCAGGCCAGGCACCTCCTTCGGCCCGAACGCCTCGGTGCCGACCTGGACACCACTCGGCGTGACGGTTGGGACGCCTTCCGGGGCCGCGGCAGGCCCCAGCAACGACGCATCCGTAACCGTGCCGCCCTGCGCGGCCTGGCCCAGCAGCCCGCCAGTGACCGGCTGGCTTTGGGTGGAAAACAGCGAGATCGGTGCCTCGGTCGCCACCGTGGGCGCAAGCGTCGCCGCCGCCTCGGCTGCCGTCGTGGGTATCGCTAACCCGAGCGTGGGCACCGCAGCCGCCGCTATCTCCGGCGCCACAGCGGCTGTCCCAGCGAGTGCCCCAGCTGCACCGATCGCCTCCGGTGCCATCGCCGCCAGCGCCGCCGCCGTCGTCGCTGCCGTGGTCCCTGCCGCTACAGTGCCGCCGATCACCTCCGGAGCCACCGCAGCGATCAGAGCCGCCTCGCCTACGCCAGCGTCTGCCATCTACGCGCCCCCCGCGTTTATCTGGTCGATAAGCTCGCCGCCCAACCCTAAGACTGTCGCCGCCCCTCCGATGCCTTGTCCTATCGGGTTCGAATAGTACGGGTTCATCTCCTGCGCGAAGCCCGTATTGGATGTGCTGTAGGGGATGCCCGACACCGCGCCGAGCAACGTCTGCAACTGCTGATACGGGAATGCCTGTTGCTGTGCGAAAGCTCCCTGCTGCGCATTCAGCAACTGCTGCTGATACTGCTGCTGCAGCGTGCCAGCCTGGTTCAGCGCATTGGACTGGCCCAGCATCATGTTCTGCAGCGACGTCAGGCTTTGCGGCAGGTTCTGCGCCGCGCCGAGGCCCTGGCTGAGGTTGGACGACATGATGTCGGCGCCGAGCCTCTGGTTGGCCCCGTAGCCACCCTGTAGCAGGTTGGCCAGCGCGGTATTGGAGGCGAGACCCTGCTGCCCGGCCTGCAACGCCACGTCCCGACTGATGCCGGTGGCCTGATTCCACTGGTTGTTGAGCAGGTCGCCGAGATACTTCTCCGACCCTAGCGCCGCCTGTGATTGCGCGATGCCCTCTTGCACGCCCTGCCTGCTGCCACCGAACGCACCCGCCTGATTCGCCCCGGCACCGATCGCGTTGAGGTTGCTGCGCAACTGCTGCTGCATCAGCTGGTTCGCCGGGTCGACCACCGACTGGGTGTAGGGCGACATCAGTTGGTTGGCGCCAGCCGCCACGCCCTGCGCCGTCGCCGGACCCTGCGATGCATAGTTGCCGAGCAAGCCCTGCGACGGTCCGTAGACCTGGCCCATGAAGCCTTGCTGCAACTGGTTGGCGTTGGCGTTGATGCCGCCAGCCGTGAGTGGCGAGACCTGCCCGGCAAGATTTGCCTGAGCATTGATGCCGGTGGCCGCGGCGCCGGTCCCCAGGCCCTGCATGCCCGCGACCTGGTTGTAGGCCTGCTGCTGCGCCGGATCCATGCCCGCAACGGTCTGGCCACCGTACGGTTGATACGCATTCAGGGATAGCGCGTTGGCGCGGTCTACCGCGTCCTTTGAATAGCCCTCCAGCCACGGTGGTATATACGCGTTGGTGTTCTGAACTGTGTTGGTTGATGACCCGCTGCCGCCGCCACCGCTCATGGGCGTAGCTCCTTCAGATATTTAATGCCGGCAGCGTGCCACCCTTCGCCGATCGGCGTCTGACTCAGCCTGAGCCATCCCATGCGGCCCGTGGCCGTGGCAACGCTGCAGCCCTCACTGACCGCCCACGCGTCGATGTCAGGCTGTAGCGCAGCACACTCCTGCAGCTTGCCACTCACTACCCAGTAGTTCACCGCACGCAGCCTGGGGAACACGAGGACTTCGGTGACCACGACCGAATCACCGTTGGTCCAGCAACACGCCTTGTTCTGCTCGATCCGCTGCATGACGTCGGCAATGGTGTGAGTGTTGCCAGCTTGCGCCAGCGCCTTCTCGAACCGCCGTACCTTCTGTTCGTTCGTCATGTGCGCGGCACCACGGTCGTGTGCATCACGCCGGCATCATCGATCTCGATGCGATACGTGGTGCCGTTTGGCGAGATCAGCGCCATGAACTGCTGCGCGGTGCCCTGGATGCCCTGGTCCTGCTTGCGCGAGATCGCCGCTGCCATAACCGCCAGGCGCTCATCGATGCTGCCCGCAGTAGGCGCGCTGAACGGTGGCGCTGGATGATACGGACGCGGCATTACCTGCGTCCCCCTTTCCTAATCACCAGCTTTGGCCGACCGACCGCGAACGGCTCATCCGCCAACGCCTCCATCCGCATCCGCACGTGCCGACCAGAGAACCGCAGGTCCATCAGGCCACCGCGGGTCACGGTATGAAGCCCGGTGTCGTACTCCTCGCCCTGCGGCTGTTCACGCACCAGGAACCGGTAGCCGAGTCCGCCATCCGAGGCGGCATCCAGCACCAGCTGCCTGACGTGGAACCGTGCATCGCCCTCGCCCATGACGATGTTGCCGGACTCGGCATACACCATCCCCGCCGGGGCGCGTGGCGCGCCGTTCTCTGAGTAGCCAAATTCGTGGAGGTAGAGCGCGCCGTAATCCACCCCGAGTGCGGGGTCATGCGTCGGGCCGCCGATGATCGGATTGTCCATCGCCCCGCTCATGTCAGCGCATGTTCTGGTGCGAACGCCGATCGTCCACGGCTTTCCCGCGTCGCTGTAATTGAGCGCCACATAGCGGTTGCATTCGAGCGAGCCCTCGTCCGGGAAATCCCACCAGAGCTCGCCAAACGCCGGGTTGGGACTACCGAACACCCGACCAGCCATCTGCCGGTTCACCAGTGAGAAAAACCAATCTCCGACATCACATGGCACCGGCTGCACGTTGCCGGCATAACCCCAGAACGATTGCTGTCCCGGCCACATGACGGTGTTGCCGACCGCCGCCACGGCACGCAGCGAGAGCGGCCCGCAGCCCGAGGCGATCCCCACAATCCCATAGGCATACGGGGCGCCGACGTAGGTCATTTTATGCACGTCATTCGCCGTGAAGATCAGGATACCGTCGCTGACCTTCATCGCCGTCATGGCGTAGCTCTGGGTCTGCAGTTGCTTGTCCCCGGCCAGATTGACTGCGGTTGGCGTCCAGACGGTCGGGTCTTCCTGATCGCTCCAGGCGACATTCCGCGGATCACCGGCGGCACCGAGCAGCACGACATGCCGCTGGTCGGTCACTATGACGCCGCGGTTCTGGTCCGGCGCACCGGCCACCAGCACGGGCAGTGTTGTCGGGGTGTTGGGGTCCCATTCAAACAGGTGGCCGTCCTGGGTTGGCACGATCAGCAGACGCTCGCCGAAGGTATCCATCGACCAGCGGTCGCCCATCGTCGCCGCGATATCCTGGATGCCGACGTTGCTGGATTCGCGCGCGGTGCCGTAGGTCTCCTCGCCGTAGTCACCCAGCCCATACCCGACCAGCGCGCCGGGTGGATCGAGCGGCCCGACACCTGCCGGCGTCAGATCGTAAATGGTGTCGGTGTCGAACCTGTAGGCGAACAGCCGGCTGTCAGTGCCGAACGCAGCCCAGCGGATGCGCGCATTGTCGTGCCACGTAATCAGATCACGCGGCAGGCCGGCACTGGCCCCGACGATCGACCCTGGCAGCACCGCGCTGCCACCGATCGGTTGCAACTGGCCACCTCTGAAGCGGATCAGATTCGTATCCCACCATCTTCCGATGGTTGCCTCTGGCGTCGCGTTCCGCACCACACCTGGGGGAGGCGCTTGCGGGATGCGCGGCATGTCAGTGAGTCCCGCGCATCGGCGCTGACATCAGCCGACGCACCAGCGGCACTGCAGCGGTCGCAGCGGCGGGTGCCGCCTGCGCCCCGGCGTAGATGATCTTGGAGACGACCATGACCGGCTGCACCATATCGAACGGCGTGCCTGATCCGCCGGACCAGATGGTGTGTGCGTGGTTGCCGTCGGTGTTGATGCTGTGCTGGTGATTGGCAACCAGGGTGGTGGTGTGCGCGTGACTGCCATCCCAATACAGATTGTGAGCATGGGCGCCCGTGGTGTTGGTGGTGATGGAATGGATGTGCGCGCCGTTGACGCTGGTGGTGTAGGATGCGCCGCCGAACGCGTCGCTGACGATGCCCGTCGCGCCGGGCGCAGCCCCCGTGCCGAGGTTCCAAAGCCCAACGGTATGGGTGTGGTTGCCCTGCGCGTCAGTCCCCCCAGCGTGCATGTGGTCGCCAGCCGATGTCGTCCCGAACCCGGTGCCGCCCGTGTCGTGGTTGTGTACGCCTTGCACGTCAGTGGTGTGTGCGTGACTGCCGGAAGCGCCCGAGACGCCACCGTGGCTGTGGTCGCCGGTCGGGTCGCTGTAAAGCGTGAAATTCGGCAGGTTCACCTGTTTCAGCGTGTAGGTCAGCGTGCCGGTGCGGCTGGCGAACGTGTAGGCGCGACTGACGCCGTTGCTATCGGTGACGGTGCCGGCGCCGATCGCCGCGCGACCGTTGGCCGGCGGAAGATTGAACGTGGTGGAGCCGTCCCCATTGCCCCACGCCCCGCCAATTGACGCAAACAGTTCGCTGTAGGTAGTCCTCGAGACTGCGCGTCCATCGCAGCTCAACCACCCAGGGGGCGGGTTTGGTCCCGCATAATCGATAATCGCTCCAACTGGCATGGCCATCTGGATAAATTCATCAACCACATCCCAGTTGGAATTAGTTTTACTTCCCCAACTATCTCTTGAGGCCCCCACCTCTGGTTTCACTAGCGAAAGGTTCTGCGTGTAGCTGTCGGCCATTGGCTGTTCCTATGCTAGTGTCGGGGCGACAGCGGTGTGTCTAGCACCTATGTCGCCCCTAACCCCGACCCTTTCACAGAAGGACCGAGGCTGATGCCACTTAAAGACCCAGAAGCACGGCGACGCTACCTTGCCGAGAACAAGGATAGGATCGCTGCTGTAGCCCGCGCCTATCGTATGCGGAACAAGGAACGGATGCGGGACTACAGCCGCATTTACGAGGCGACGCACAAGGAAGAGCGTCGAGCCATCGACAAACGGAAAGACCCAGCAAAACAGAAAGCGAGGTATCGCCGCTATCGGGTCGAGAACAAGGACCAGGTAGCCGCGAAACTGAAGGCGTATTGCACTCGGCCCGAGATAAAGGCACGCAAGGCTGAACAGAGCCGGAAGCGGCACGCGCTTGATCCGCTTCGAAAGCGTGAGCAGTGGCGTAAGCACCGCGAAAGACGCCAGCAAGAGGCCGCCGGTCGGCCAAAGCCTGACAGATGCGATATCTGCAGCAAGACGAACAGAAAGATTATGTGGGACCATTGCCATCAAAAGGGGCACTTCCGAGGCTGGATCTGCCAACCCTGCAACATAGCTCTTGGCATGGTGAACGACGACGTGCCGCACCTGCTGAAACTGATCGCATATATCAAGCGCAACCGAGAGCACACCGCGCCGCAGCTAGTGCTCTCGGGCATCTGACGCATCCTCTACCCCATTGCCGCGCCGTGGGGGCGGCTGGAGGCGGGCGATCTCGGCGTTGGCCTGCGCCTCGATCGTGCTGATGAGCGGCCCCACGACCCTGTAGGGGCCGTTGGTGAGCAACTCCAGCACCGACCGCCACTGCGCCACTGTCAGCGTCACGGCAATCGGATGTTCCGGCGTAATGGGTGGCGCGTCGCTCATGATCATGTGTCCGCGGTATCATCATTCGTCTTCACATAATTCCCATCTTTCGCGACAGGCAGGCGAAATCGGAATCCATTCGGCCCGAGTCCGGTCCAGCCATACTTGGTGCCGACGCGGCGCCGCCAGTCGCGGTGATCACCGAACCCTGGCGCGGGAGCGGCGCGCGGCAGCACCTGGATGCCGCCCAACTTATTATCGCCGACGTAGACCGTGCCGCCGTCGCACGCCCGCCAATCCGGGTTACCGGTGGATGATGCGCGGATGGTGCCTGCGAGAACTGTCATGTCTGTCTCCTATGGTCCGGTTAGGTCAGCACCACACCGCGCCATGAGGTGCCGTTGTGTATCCACAGCTTGTTCGCCGTCGTGTCGTAGCGCATGGCACAACGCCCGATCGCCGCTTGCGGGGGCGCCCCGATAGGGGTGCCGGGGCATGATGTTATGTAAAGGAAACCCCTGGTCGAATTGGTTGGCTCTGCGGTGCCATTGTAGCCAACGATGAGATCGACGCAGCCGAATCCGCCAGCGCCGGGGTTATAGCCGGGGTAAAGATACGTCCCGGTCCTGGTCACATAAAACGACCCGTCAGCACTCATGTCCACCGCGATCCCGTTTGAGAACGGGACATTGGCACCGCCAGCGCAGTTTATGTGCAGCGCGTATGTCGGCGCAGTGGTTCCAATACCGATCGGCGCGCTGAAATAGGCGCCATATTCATGCGTCGCAGCGGATGAAGCCTCTTGGTAGAGAAAATAATGGTCGGTGATAGTCCCGCCGCCGGTCTTGAAGTTAGCGTGGCCGAAAACATCGACGCCACGATCAAGCGTTCCAGGACCGCCATTCCCCGAGACGAACATGCCGCCATTAAGCTGCGCGCACCGGCTTGCCGCGTTCCCGTCGTTATCCAGATAAGCGTTGGCATAGATGGCGCATGTGTGCCCCGACAGCATGACCTGATGCCCGTTAGGGCGCATGACCATGTAGCTTATGAGCGCCAGATTATCGCCGCCTGTGGCGTTGGCGGTGTAATTAACAATGCTGGAGAAGGTGTTGAATGCGTAGTCAGCAGCGGTGTCGGTCTTGCTGGTGCTTACCATCAGTGCCGGGATGCCCGGGCCAGTGGTGACAGATAACGCGCCGTCGAGAGTAAGGGCGCCGGTCAGATGCCCACCTCCGGTCAGTGGCAACCACGGTCCGTCGGCAAGCGCGCTGTCCAGCGTGGTGGTGTTGAAATTCAGATGATCGCCCCAGGCATCATCATCCTCACCGGGAACCGGCAGGTAGAGGCCAAGATTGGGCGTGGTGGTGTATTCGCTCATGGCGTCACGCTTCCGGTGATGGTGCCCGCGGCGCGGATGTTTCCGCTGGCGTCGATGCTGAACTTGTCCACGCCGCCCACGACGTAATAGAGCTTGTTCGTGGCTACGCGGTATTGCAGGTAAGACGTGCCCGCCTTCTGCAACGCAATGCGATGATCGTTGCCGAGCCATATCGCGTTGGCGCTGGCGCCCTGCACGGCATACTCGGTGGATATCGCCGCCTTGCTGAATGCACCTGTCGCTGCAAAGTGCCGGCCAAATGTGCAGTTGGTGCCAGAGCCGACACGCACGCCCCAACCCATCGTGGCATCCACGCCGCCGCCGATGTTCTTCGATGTGACAACATCGACAACGACACGGATGCCCTGGCTTGGATCGGTTATGGCGCCAATGGCAGCACCACCGTCATCGACATCGTTGGCTGAGATGTCGAACTCTACGCCGACGATCGAACCACTGACGGTCGACCTGTTGCCTGTCTTGTCCGAGGCGAGGATGTTAGCGCCGAAGATGCCGCTCAATGCCCCGCCCACATTGCGATCGGTGGATGCAAACAGTGCAACGACATTGCCGCCGCCTGTTTTGGTGCTAACTGCAAGACTAGTAAACCCGAACACTGCTTCGTTGAACGTGCCAGACGCATTGTGATTAAGTTGCAGCGTTTGGACGGTGTTTCCGCTCGTGCCGCCTGTATGATTGTATCTGCCATCGACACGCAGCACTGGACCGGTGGCGGCGGCTGAGTTGCCGCGACCGTAGAACTTGGTGCCGTTGAAGAAGTTCTCGATGATATCGGTGCCCATCACGGTCACCGGGTTGGTGCCTGTCGGCCCGGTTACCACACCATCGTATTGCCACAGCACGGGCGTCGCGGGACCGGCAGTCGGCGCTACCAACACATTCTGTCGCCCGCGCGGCACGATGACCGTGCCATTGATGGAAGCGGCAGCGCGCGCATTGCTCCATGCAGTGGTGTCGTTGACGGTGCCATCCAGCACAGCGCCGAAATCCCGCACGTTCGGCTGCGCGCCCCACCGGTCCTGTATCGAGCGGGATGTGGTTGAGCCGGTCGCGACAATGTAAGTCGGCCCCGAGAGGACGCCACCGGTCAGCGGCAGAAACGCGCCATCCATCGCGTCGATTGCGTCGGCATGCTCGTTCAGCGTCGCGTCCAGCACGTCGGCGTTTGCGTTCCAGTGCAGCCCCCAATTCCCCACGTCGGCGCCAGCGATCGGCTTGTAGAGCGCGAGGTAGGGCGTAATGGTGAAGTCAGTTCCGCTCATGCCGTTTCCAGTTCTGGCAGGCGCTGCTTCGTCCACGTCCCGGTGTTGCACACGTCGATCGGCTGCCACGGCGGGGCCACGCCACCGGGCCACGGTCCGGCGCTGTAGGCACCATCGCTGTAGCCGCGCGTGTCTGGCGACGCGCCGCCGCAGGGCGCTGTGGGCGTCCACAGGCCGGCGCCAATGGCGGGCAGGCGCGCCCAGGCGAGCGCCGCAGCGCCGTGTGCGTCGAACGAGAGCACAGCGATGCCGCCCACCTCGATGAGGGCACCGCCGCGCGCGTATCGTCCGGCGCCGTAGGGACCGCGACCGAAGGGGCGGGGTGCGGGCATCAGGCGGTGCTGCTGTCGGTGATGAGGCCGGTCGCGGCCAGTGCGGTCAGCAGCGAGGCGAGGGCAGCATTGCCGGCGCGTGAACCGCTCACGGTTGGCTTGCCCACCGGGTTCGTGTTGTTGAACCCGACCGGCTGGGCAAAGCGCACACTGCCATCGGCCCGCGCCCATATCGCCTCGACAGGAACATAGGTTCCGCCTGCCGTTCCGGTTGCGCCGGTCCACAACACCGCCCCGCCGGCACTCGGATGCCCCGCCAGATACCAGCCATAGTCAGCGCCGATATACTTCCAGCCACCGCTAAAAATAACGTTGGACGCCAGATACCCCGCATGACTGCCGAGGTTGACGTAGCCGGCGCCGGTTGTGGCGCTGGCGCCCATGTTGGGCAGCAGCGTGCTAGTCAGCGCGCCTATGACGGACAGGCTGCTGTTGAAGTTGGTGGCGCCTGGGGTCGCCCCGATGATACGTGCGGGCTGGTTGAAGGCGGCCGTTGCGTAGGGCGCACTTCCTGCCGTCGCGCCGGCCGTTGTGCTGTATGAGATGTTCGACACATTCACGTAGCCACTTGTGTCTGTCTCGATCAGATACTTTGACCGATTTGGGCTATTGGCCGTCCAGTTAAACCAGAGATTGGCAAGCAGCACCGAGGAGCCGGCCCCGCCTATGCCGCTAATGTATATGGCGGAATAGGTGTTGTTGGCGGCTACCCCGTTATCCTTGAGTTGCAAATTACTGATCGACAGGTGGCTGTTCACCGCGCCGGCTGGGTTATGATACAACCCATATTGGCTGTTGTAGTCGAGCTGCACATTCTCAAACACCATGAAGCCGCCGCAGCTATTCAGCACCAGCCCGGCATTCTGGCAGGACCAAATGGCAAGGTTGGTGAACTGCAGGCCGGCGCACAGATACGCCTTCACGCCTTCTTGCTGACAGTTGCCAATGCCGATGTTCGTGCAATACCAGTCATAGCAACTGAAGAATTGCAGACCGGTGCCGCCGGCATAGGCGATGCGGACGTTGGTGATCATCCCGTAGTTGCGATTAGTCCCGATGTAGATGCCGCTACTGAGCGTGCCTACGGTGTTGATGTCGTCGATGTCCACGGCACTGCCGTAGCGCGTGGCGAGTGGGTAACTCGACGCGACCACCTCGATGCCGTGCGATGTGCCGGCCTGATTGTTGCTGTTGCCGTCGATGCAGAAACCGGACAGGCGCCCGTGATTGCGGTTAAGCCACGGCAACGGATTAGACGACGGATCTTCCAGCACTCTGACGACTGACCGATTGGCGTTAGCGCGCAAGGCGATTGTGGTCTGTAGCTGTCCGGCGCCCGTGAGCGAAATGCCGCACGGCAGGTCGATGCCGTCAGTCATGTAGCAGCCAGGGGGGAACACGACCGCTGCGGTATATTGCGGGTTCCAGTAGGTCGTGTGCAGGGTTGCCGATGCGGCGGTGATAGCTGCGTTGATTGCTGCGGTGTCGTTCGCCACGCCATCGCCGACTGCGCCGTAGTTCTTAACATTCGCACCAAAGCCGACGCCGCCAAGCGGCGCGGCAACCTCGGCCACCTGAATCGCCAAGTCGCCGACCGAAAAACGCAGGATGTCACCTGACGCCATATCCAGCGTCAGCGGCGTGGCGGGATCGGACGGGTCCACCAACGGCCCCCAGTAGAGCCGCTCGCCGCCGGTCTGCGCCGACCACAGTTCGAAATAACCAACCGTGCCCCACGAACTCGTGGCGGGCGCGAACTCAACCACCCCGACATTGGCCGCGGCGTTGGCAGGGGACGCCATCAGGGCGAACGTGGCGGGCACCCTGGCATAGCCACCACCGGACAGTTCAGCGCCGCCACCGGTCTCTGTAGGCGCCGGCATGATCTGGCACAGGGCGACATAGACGCGCGCCGGGGCTGTCATGGGGGCGAAGCCCAGGGTGTGCCCGAGGATGCCCCGCTCTAAGCTGATGCTGGCACTGCCGCTCACGTCGTCACCGTCTGCAGCTCGGCGGCAGATAGCGCGCGCGACCAATAGGAAACGCGTCGGAATGCCACGCTATGCGCCCCGGTTGCGCCGGTCGCATTGCAGCCCAGGTGCAACGTGGTCACAGCAGGTAATGTTGCCGCAAGGTCCACCGTTGCCAGCGCACCATTGATGCAATAACTGATATTGTTCAGTGCCATGGATAGGCCGGCCTTTTTGACGGTGCCGTATGGCGTCGAGCCAGTCGGGCCGGCAATGCCCCACTGATTGACCCCGCCAGCAGTGCCCTCTGCATGGGTGAAGCCGGTGGCCTTGTTTATGATAATTGCGGCATTGTTGGCTGTGCCATCGTCAAGAGAGGCCAAAACCGGGAAAGCCCCGCCATTGGTCCCGCCATATATCACCTCGACAGCCAGCGATCCGGCCGTTGGGTTATACCATCCACTGGCTGGCATCGACATGAACTCAGCCGCCCGCGCAACCGCCGCCGAGGTGGTGGGGATGTAGCTGCTGGCGAACGCGCCGACCTCGATTTGACCGCCCCAGACCCATGTGCCCGACACGTTGTTGCCCGTGTTGGACGTGATGAACCCGCCGACCGGCATCGGGGCCAGTTCAGCGATATAGGTAGCGCCTGCCGTTGCATTGGATGTCGCCGTGACAGCACACCGATACCAGCCGTTGCCGACCGACTGGATTCGGGCGCTGGTGCCAGACTGCGAGTCTATGACCCCCGTGGACAGATTGAACGACGCCCACTGCTCGACCCCGGAAAAGCCGGTGTTGTCGAGCCGTATCCAGAAGAAGTTGAGGCCCGCCGCCTTGGCAAAAACCGACAGCGTGTAAGTCGTGTTTACCGCCCCGGTGAAGGTCGAATATTGCCAGTGAAGTGCGTTGAATGCGCCTGGGATGAACGCCATCGCATCATTGGCGCCAGATGGACTGACCCCGACATTTTGCACCACGCCCTCCACCGAACTGCTGGCGGTGGCGTTGGCCTTCCAGTTCGTGCTGGGGAACGCCAGATTGGTCCTCGCGTCCTCGAGCAGCAGCCCGCGCAGGGCCAGCGTCACCGGGTCATAGTCCCAGCGCGGCGTGTTCGTGGTGGCGGTGCGCAGGATGCCCGCACTGTCGAAATACGTGGCGGTAGACGCGCGGGTGAAGGTGATGCGCGGATCGAGCACGCCGGGCACCATGAAGTCGAGGCCGAGCGATGGGCCGCCGCCGCTGTTGAACGACGACGCATCGGCGATCAGCCCACGCATCTCACGCGAGAACAGCCGGCACCAGCCGCGGGGCGAGATGTCGCCCAGCACGCGCGCACAGCGCCCGCCACGGCGTGGGGAAAAGTGACGGCAAAGGCTACAGTGTTCCTTGCCGCCTGCCCCGGTGTAGCGCGCCGCCGCCTTGCTGATCAGGGGCGGGGACATCAGTAGATCGCCCCAGACATCTCCTCGGCGTAAGGCGCTCCGCTGTAAGTGGATTGTTGCGTGTTCAGGTTGGCCCGCGTCACCGCCTGCTGATACTTGGCGTCCCATTGCGGGGCCATCGGCTCGTCCTGCTCTGCCAGCGTCGCATGGGCCAGAATGCCATACAGATAGATCGAATAGAGTTGCTCCAGCACCGGGTTGGTGTCGGACGGCAGGAGCAGCGTCTTGGGCTTGGCATACCACGTCATGATGACGGTCTGCGGCACCCACAGCGGGTCGGGCGGGTCCGGAATGATTGGCCAAGGCAGGAACTCGATGCAATCGGCCACGATCCGGTAGGCGGTAGAGTAGCCACCGTTCCAGCTGGGGTAGGTCCAGTGGCCGGACCACTCGTCCTTGAGCACCAGATTCTCGCCCGAGGCCGCGTCGCGGATGCTGGCCATGGTGCAAAAATCTGGCGGCAAGGTGATGTGGTGGTTGTCGATCGCCTGGGTTGCACTGACCTCCATGCATCTGTGGCGCAGGGTCTGCTGGATCTCCGTCTCTACCAACTGCACCCAGGACGGTATGCGTGCTGCGGCATCCCGGCGATCGAGATACCACAGCACGTCGTCCTGGAGTTGCTGGTAGGTCGCCATGGTTACTTCTTGTCGTGGTCTCGCTTGTCGTGCTGCTCTGCCTCGTGGTGCGCCTCACGGGCCGGTGGAGGCGGCTTGGGCGCGGGCTTGTCCTGCTGCTCTTCCTGCGCCTGTAGCTCAGCCTGCTGCGACGAGATCGACGCGGCTGCCATCTCCATCACCTGTGCGCCCACGGCGTAGGCCTTGGCGCGGAGCTCGTCGGTGCTGTTGACGTCCGGGTAGCAGCGCATCAGCAGCACCCGGTCGAACTCTTCCGGCAGGAACGGCTTCTCGACGTCCTGCGTGCCCGCCCAGCCGGGCGGCGGCATCGGGTTCCCCGTTGGTGCGGGCGCCATCTGTGCGTTGCGGTTGGGTTGGTCCGTGGTTCCCATGGGCATGTGATAGCCTCCTAGAGACGTCGTCCGTCGTCCGTCCTGAACACTCTGTTGTCCCGCTGGTTCAGCCACACGTTCATCGCCTTCTCGTCGTACCAGATGCCGGTCTGCATCAGCCGCTGCACCACCACGTTTGGAATGCTGGCCACGCGGGTGAAGCCGGTCTTGCTGGTGCCGGTGAAGTTGCTGGCCGCCCGCTTGCATGCCTCGACGATCGGCTTGGTATCCTGAGTAAAAGTAATGATCGGCAGCCCAGTCTCCGAGTCGGTGACGATCTCGGTGTAACGCGTGGTGACCGGGTCGTAGCGTTCATAGAGCGTGGGCATGGGCTACTGGTTCAACCCGAAGATTGCGGCATGCGCCTTGGGTGCAGTGACGCGGATCGTGCCCTCAAAGACGATGCCGCCCTGCGTATTGTCGCCCGTTTTGGCGTACGCCTGTTCCACCATATTTCTTTCTGGCAGCGGCGCCAATTCCACGTAATCGCGGGTGATCAGCAGCATCATGTTGGGTGGCATGAACCTGTCAGGCGCCAGATCGAGCGTGCCGAAATTGGTGCGGTAAACGTCCACCGCGCCCATGATGGTAACTTCCTGGGATGCAGTCGTGGACTGGATATTCTGCGACACGATCGGATTGCCGGTGCCGCCCTGTGACAGGGTGCTGAAGTAGTTTTTAATGTTACCAGACATGAGCCCGATGGTCGGCTTGCCGCCCTGGTTCCACGCCTGCTGCATGGCGTCGTTGACGATCGTGAGTGTCAGGTCCCTAGCCGTGCCCGGCACTGCCGCGGCGCTACCGTCGCCGACCGGCATGGTGCCGCCAGCGCCGACACTGCCGTTGGTGCAGAACGTCGGCATGCCGGCCATGTGCCGCGGGTCGGTCGCCGCCTTGGGAATGTTGGAGGTGGAGACCAATTCCACGTCGCGCTTGAGCTCGATGCCCCGCATCACAAGCTGGCGGTTGTACTCATCTTCACCGCCGATCGAATCCACCACTCTGAGTGTTCCCGACACCCCGACCGTGCGTGCGAAGATCTGACAGACATTCGACATGCGGACTGGTTTCACAGACGGGCTGATCACCGCCGTGAAGCCCTCGGGCTGCGGCACGTCTGCGGCGCTATTCAGGGTCTGGGTGAGCCACTCGGTCAAAATCTGCTTTGAGCCGACCTGCGGCAGCGCCGAGACGAACGGGGTCTCCTCCGGGTCGATTCTATAAATAACGTCGCTGACGTCTTCGTGGACCGTGCCGGATGCAAGCTGCTGGGTGTAGGTGTTAGCCGGCGCGGACGCCATCGTTGGCGGTGAGGCCATGGATTCGCTCCTAGAACAGGACAAGCCCCTTGCGGGGCGGGTTCTGCATCTGGAGCGACTGGTCCTGCGGAGGCCGTGCCGAGTGGGTGCAAGCACTCCCGGTCGGTGGTCCTCAGAACGGCATCAGCCTCGATGCCGGCACGTCACGGCGCCGCTGGGTGCGAGCACTGCCATCGCCGTCGATGTAAATACTAAGACGGTTGGTGCGTTTCCTGCAAGCTCACGCTAAAACAAAGACGGCGTGGCTAGGCGTGGCATGACAGGGCGGGGCAGGGCCCGTCGTGGCTCGGCAGGCAAGGTGGGGACTGGGGCAATCCAGTCCCCGTGCCGTCTAGCTGCGGCGGCGATACTGCACCATGCCGAGGCCCAGCATGCCGAGGCCAAGGATACCCAGGGAGGCCGGTTCGGGCACGGCAGCCGTGGTCACCATCGACTGATTGAAGCCGGTGATCGAGCCGCCCGTGATCAGCGCCAGCGCCGCGCCTTCGGTCATGGAGAACGGCCCGCCCGCGGCGAACAGCGCGACATTGCTGCCAGCGAAAGAGTCCGGGTTAGTGGTCGCGGCTCCCGTCACGGTCTCCAGCAAGGTGCCAGGCGTGTTGGTCGGGTTGGCGCCCTGCACGTTCGCCGCGTCCGCCCAGAACTTCAGCGTGCTGTCGGTCGCGCCCACGTTGTTGTTGAACGTGAGCGAGCCACTGTTGCTGATCGCGGAGACCGGCCCGAGGAAGTCCGTCTGGCTCGCCAGCAGGGTGACGACGATCGGTGCGTCGCTCTGGTTCTCGATGTTGCTGGACGACATCTGGAGCGAATTGACCGTCCCGGCGACGCTCTGCACGAGGGTGATCTGCACGAAGGCGCCGCCCACCAACGTGTTGACCGTCAGCAAGTTGTTGGCGCCGCCTGACAGGTCACAGCCCAACTGACCGTCCGCACAGGTGAAGGTCGAGCCATTGGCGCCGATGCTCAGTTGCAGTGTCGCATTGGCTGACGGCACGAAGGCAAGAGCGGCGATCGCTGTGGCGGCAAGCAATACGTGTCTCATGTGCGTTCCCCCAGGAATGTTGCCAGTGTGACAGGCTACCATTGGGTGTGTCCATTGCCGCGTGGTGCCCGCCGGGCACCGATCAAAGCGGCAGCGTTGGCCACGGTGGGCCGCTGCTCGAACGTCTCGGTCGCCTCCCTGACCCGCGCGGCAGGCGGCGGCGGGGGGGCGGTGCCGCGCGGCGCATGCCCCACAGCAGGCTGCGTCGCCTGGGGCTTAATGCGGGCCTGGTAGCGGTCATAGAGCGAGGCCTTGAAAAGTGTTTCAAGATATTTTGCCGAGGTCAGGCCGTGCAGTTCCTGATCGGTGTAGCCCTGCGTTCTGGCCCAGCTGATGATATCCTGCTGGATCTCCCGCCTTTGCTGCGGGTCCGACCAGAACGGATACTTCTGGGCTAGTTCGTGGTTCGCCTGATCGACAGCCTGGGCGACCGCTGCCTCGCGGGCCTGGGCTTGGTGCGTCTGGATCGCCAAGACGCGCTGGTGCTCGATCTGCGCGTCCTGCCAAGTCGCCAGCTGGTCCCAATACGCCGCCGGATCGGTCTGGCGTAGCTGCGGGTCGGGGCGCGGCGCCTCGGCAAGCCGGCGTTGCAGCGCCTCAATCTCGGGCTGGATCAGCGGCAGGGCGGCTGCCAGGGCCTGCTGCTGCGCCTGTAGCTGGCGTGCCTGGGCGGATAGCTGCTGGGTCTTCTGGGTGTAGTCCTGCGCCTGACGCACTGCGGCAGCCAACTCGGCCTGCGTGTAGCGCCGGCCCTCCAGTTCGATCTCTGCCGGGATTTGGGCAGGCGTACTGCCGGGTGTTTCATGTGGGACGTCAGGATTGTCAGAGTCGGGCTGGAGCCCTAAGGCGCGTTCCAGCGCAGACATGCCACCGGGTTGGGCTGGTGTTTGCGGTGGTTGCGGCGCCGCCTCGCCGGAATTGTGCCCGAAGCCGGCAGGCTGCTCCACGTTGGGTAGCCCTTGCTGCGGCGCTGGCTGGGCGCGCCTGGCGTTCCGCAGCATCCTCGCCGCGTCGCTGACACTAAGCTCTGGCCGGGTGTCTGGTGCGGGCGCAAAGTCGCTGCTGCTGGTGTCGGCAGTGGGCGCGGCTGGCGGGGCCGGCCCGGTTGTTTCAGACATATGGTCCCCCTTACAGGCGATTATCCTCCGGTAACCACCACGGTTCCGGCCTTGGCTTGTGATGCGCGCGGTGGCACGGCGCACAAAGCCACTCGACGTGATACGAGTTGCTGTAGTCTGGATGATGCCTCTGCGCCGGCTCGGCGCCGCAGGTCTGGCACGGCTCAGGGGCCAGCTTGCCCCGTTTCACCAGCGTCCTGCTGTATGATCGGCATGCGTCCTTCCTGCGATCCTCCTCGCTGAGAGAGTGAGTTTGCCGCCACGCGCGCATGTAGGCTGCGTGGCACTCACGGCACCATCGCTGCCCTGGTTTGCGCTCCCGCTCGCCGCATTTGTTGCATATGCTCATTCGTGTACCGTGGCCTGTTCCTGGTCCTCGGCGTCCTGCACCGGGCGGCGCGCCGCCTCCTGAAGCCGGGCCTTGAGCTCGGCAATGGTCAGCACCTTCACACGTGCGGCGTCCCGAACCTCGAGTTTGTCATCGAAAAGCGCGGTATTTGATGCTGCATGCTGCATTTGGTCGAGGAAATCGACGAAAACCGCGTCATTCAGCACCCGTTGGGCCATGGAAGCCTCCTGACGGGCCTCCATGATGCTTTTTGGCTCGGCGTTGAGGTCCAACGTCCAGTTCATAGCGTTTTCCGCTTCACTAAAGGGTCCATCTCGCGGGTTCTGAGGTCTTTGCGGGTCAAAATGGCCTTGGAAAGCACCGAACTGATGGTTCCGAGGGGTCTTTGGGTCAATTCGGCCAATTCCGGATAGGTTTTGCCCTGGATTCGGAGGGTTATGATCAGATCCCGCTCAGTTTCCGACATCGGGCGCTTGGTGCGGTCACCCATGGTCCCTGCTCATGGCACTTCCACCTCCGCTATCAGCCGGTGCTCGATCAGCCTGAGCACACCCAGCACCAGCGGGAACGGCAGACCGGTGCCGCGCCTGCGGATTACGTTGAGGATCGCCGTCTCCAGCGCTTCGGCCCGCTTGTCGCCGCCGCCAAAGAGCGGGATCACCTGCTCGCTCATGCGCCCGGCCTGACCGAAGGCCCGCCCATGCCGGCGATGCTACCGGCCACCGCACGATCGGCGATCTGACCGTAATTCGTCGGTAAGTTACCGGTGGCGAGCGCCTGGCGAACCATATGAGCGGTGTCGGGCGGGGTGGAGCCTACCGGCGGAGCCAGCGGCGCCTGCGGACGCTGGGCCCCCAGGCCTCCGCCCTGTCCCGGCGCCATCCCCATCATCGGCGAGGCTGGCCCCGGCTTGGGCTGCTGCGGCCCCTGCATGCCGGTCGCCGGCTGCTGCGGGGACGTGGGCGGCGGCAGGTCGCCGATGAGGCCCAGGTTGGGCTGGTCGGGCTGCATCGCCGCGCGTAGCTCGTCGAGCGATGGCACGGGCGTGCCGAACTGCGCGCCGATCTTCCAGAGCTCCACCCATGCGTCCAGCGCCGCCTTATCCCGCTCGCGATCGTCGTCCGACAGCGCCTTGGACCGATCGGTCTGCGCCTTGGCGCGATCCGTCTCCAGGTCCGCGGCGGTCTTCTGCTGCTGCACCATGGCCAGCACCTGTTCCGGGGTTGGCCCCTGGCTGGGCGGCGGCGGCTGCCAGTCGTCGGGCAGCTCTTTGAAGTAGTTGCTGACGTCGGCGATGTTGGCGGTCTCCAGCATGCGCGCGAGGGTATTCCTGTACTCGGGCACGCCAACCAGCGGATTGTGCAACCCGTAGTTGGTGATGATCTGTTCCTGCTTGCCGGCGATCTGGGCGAGCATGGCCAATCGCTCCATCGGCATGCCTTTGCCGCCGACCTCGACCGCGGCTTCCCACATCGTGCCCAGCGCTCTGGGATCGATCGATATCCACTCGCCCCGGATGCGGATCACGTTGGGCCGGTCCTGCTGCTTGGCGAGCATGCGCAGCAGACCGCTGTATAGCGGCGCCAGACCGGTCTCGGCCAAGGTGCGCGCCATCATGTCCAGCCGGTCCTGCGCGGCGGATGTCTGCTGGCTTACGGCGATCGGTGCGGTGCTCTGGAGCTCGTCGACGGTCAGGCCCTGAGAGGCGCGGGTGATGCCGGTGCGGCTCTCCCTGACGCCCTCCAGCAACTGCATGATCGGCAGCGCCGCTGCCCCGGCGAACGGCTTCACGAGCTCCTGCACGGCGCCCTGCTGCGCGACGCGGATGATCGAGCCGATAGCGGTCTGGCGCACGTCGGACATGTTCACCTGACCGAGGGTGATCACCGTCCTCGGATACATCGCCTGACCCAGGCTATCGAGGGTCGCCCTCATGACCCTGGACTGCAGGCGTTGCAGGTCCATCACCATGTCGGACACAGACGACCCGATGATCCTCCCCGGCTCGCGATACGGGGTGAAGCAACTCAGCGGGATTTCGTCGGTGCGCTCCCACTGCACCAGCCGGCAGTCGTCGCCCAGGCTGTGGGTGTGCAGCAACTCGGCCTTGTGGTCGTTGTCGGCGTCGCACCTGATCCAGCCTTCGATGTAGCGGATCATGCCCATGGAGCGGTCGTTAGGTGGCCCGCCGTGCATGTGGTGCCCGGACGCGCTGTCCCTGGCGATCGCCTCGCGCCGCCACTGCGTCGTGGGCGCTGAACCGCCGGCCCGCAGCACCGCGTGCTCATCCAACCCCATCTCGATCAGGTCGGAGGCCGATACGTCCCTGACGTGGAACACACCGCGCGCCTCTTTGACGGTGGACGCGTCAGACACCACCCACACGCACTCGGACGGCACCGATTCAACCACCGGCCACGCCTGCTGCACGCTGCGTGTGATGGTAGCGCTCCAGTATTCCGGAGGCCCACCCTGCCCCAGATACATCTGGCCCTCGGGCGTCCTGGCCATCGCTTCCTGCTCGGCCCTGGTCATCGGGCGGCGCACGATGCGTTGCGCCTCGATGCCCGGCTCGGCGAGCAGCATCTGCAGTTGCGGCAGGATGAGGCCCTCGGCCACCTCAGTGCGGATCTGCTGCTTCTTACCCCACGACCAACGCACCCAGCCGGCCTTGCGGGTCAGCGCGTCCAACAGGGCATCATGCAGGATCGACCATCCTGGATTAGCCACGAACAGCGCCCAGCGGGCGTAGTCTGTCGCCTGGCGGGATAACATAGTTGCCAGCTTGTCGTTGCCGGATATCTCCGATGATATCGGCTCGAAATGCACCGGGTCCTCGACGCCCGTGAACACGCGCAGGAGGCTCGGGAGGGTGCTGCGGATGGTGTCCCTAACAACAGTCATCACCAACTGAGAACGACCCTTCAGCGCCGGCTCGTCGCCGAAGCCCTTGCCGTTGTAATATTCCGACGCCGTAACTCTCTGGTTACTCAACTCCTCGTCATAGTTTCGCGCGATACCAAAGTAGTATCGGTTGATCTCGCTGATCTCGCTGTCCTCTTTGCCGAGTCGAGCGTAAACGACCTCCTGCACCCACGGGGTCGAGGATGGCTGCACGCTCGGGCGCAGGCCCAGCGCGTAAGGCCGGATCTCCGGTGGCAGATCGTCGGTAGGGTCGTCCGGGATGTCCTCGTCCTTGCGCCTAGGCAACAAGGTGGCGATGACCTGATGGTCGGTGGGTCGCTGGCCCATCGGTCGCACCAGACCCTCGATCGGCGGCAGCGGCGGTGCCCCGTAGCTCTGTGTGTTGGGCGCCAGCAGACCCTGTTGCGGCGGGTTCATGCCTTGCTGGCCCACCTGCGGCGCCATCGGGTTAACACCCTGGCGCAGGCCGGGCGGTGCGCCGGGTGGCAGGATGCCGCTCATCCGATGCGTCCCATCAGCAGCAATATCAGCAACACGATGACGATCACTCCCACGATGCCGATGCCGTAGCTGCCGTATCCACTGCCGCCGTAGTAGCCGCCGCGGTAGCCGTAGAATCCTCCTCCTAGAAGGAGCACCAGCAGCACGACGATCAGGATGATTGCGAGCGGGCTCATGTCTGGAACTCGGGGAAGTCCGACTGCTGGCTTGTGCCTCCGGTCACCCCGGCAGGACGGTCGGGGCATGCGGCGTCGGTGGCGGCGCGCATGATGGCGTCGGCGATGCTGGTCGGCATGCCGCTTTCCAGCAGCCGGTGACGCAACCTGAGCCGGTCAGCGCCATCCTGGATGCGCCGGGTGATGTGCTCGATCAGATCCACCTTGCTCGCCTGGGCGCGCACGTTGGCGGCGACCACCTGCTCAGCTGCCTTGGCCCGTGCCGCCAGCAGGAAGCCCAGGCGCTCGTCGTCGGAGGTGGCAGAGACGCGCTCGATGTGGATCAACTGCATCGGTCACTCCATGCCGGGAATGCTGCTAATCACCGGCTGCGTATCATATAACCAACTCTGGTTCGCTGACGTTACCATCAGCCCTTGTTGCGCGAGCGTTAACATTAACGCATCGGCGCTGTCGGGACTGGGCAGTCCTCTACGCCGCATACTCTCTTTGCTCTCGATAGTCAGCTTGCCCGTAGAGCTGAACGTGTATTTCGGCGCCACAAGATCGGCGCGGAGCAGGTCGTCGCGGGGCAAACGCACGGTGCGTGTCGCCAGCCATTCCCGTGTTCTTCCCCAGAGCTCGTCCCTAAGGCGCATGTAGTTGGTCTGGTTGGCCGGCGACTCGGCGACGTTCACACCCAGCACCGGCAGCGCCTGCTCTTGGAGGCGATCGACCACGCCAGCGCCGATGCCGATCGAATCCACCACGATCAGCATGGGGCGCGCGGTGTTGGCCAGATCGTATTCGTGCTTGATGGCGCCTGCGAGCACCATGAGGTCCACGTTGCGCCAGCGCCGCGGTGGCTCGGTCACGCAACTGCCCTGGCGCTTGATCAGCACGGAAGCATCGGCACCAAACCTGGCGACGTCGATTCCCCAGATGATCGGTGCGCCGACATCGAGGGCCATGTCGCGGTTCATCGCGCTGTCGACCAGTTCGCCGGGGATGAACACGTCGTCGGAGCCGGACGGGAACTGGCCCAGCACCCGAACCCTGAACGCGTTGCTCTCGCTGCCGTAGCGCTCGGACATCTCGGTGATGTAGCTCGGGTCGACACGCGTGCTCTCGGCACTGGACACGGTCATGCAGCGCCAGCGATCGCGCTCCAGCGTGTGCGTGCGCCAGAAGAACCCAGAGTCTCGTGTCGGATTGCCAATGAGTAACGTAATGGCTCCGGAACTACTCATTGAGCCGCTGGCAGCCTCGTAGACCTTCTCGTCGATGCCGGATGCCTCGTCTGCCACCAGCAGGATGTTGCGAGAGTGCAATCCTGCCATCGCCTCGGGCGTTTCAGGCCTCGATGTCCTGGCGGTGACGAAGCACTCCTTGTCCGATTTGAGGGTGATGTGGTCTGTGGTCACGTCCCACAGCGCCTGCCACTGCTCGGGCATGCGGCCCATCCACTTGAGGAGCTCGGGCCATAAGACGTCGAACAGCTGCGGCGCCGATGGCGCGGTCAGCGCACACTTGAACGGTGCGCGGGTGCAGATGAACCACAGCACCACCCAGGCAGCCAAGCATGAGTTGTGCGTGACGATGAAGTCATTCGCGAGATAGAGGCCATCCGGCGCGTCAACTGTAACGCACATCGCCTCCTCTTCACCGTCCATCTCAATCGCCTCGATCCACCGCGCCAGGTAGCGCGGCTCACAGGGCTGCACGCGGTTGGCTTTGTGCGGCAGGGTAAACAGCGGCATGTCCGGTGGCAGGCGCACTGTCACGTCGTAGTGGTCCTGCACGCGCACCAGCGCACCGTCAGAGTCGCGGTAGTGGCTTCGCTGCGCGGCGCCCATGTGAGCCTTGCCGCCGAGCGATCGCACCAGCCATGCGACATCCTCGGCTAGTTGTTGCGAGACGCTGGTGTAAACAGCGATACCGCGAGCGTCGCAGTAACCGTCAGTGTCCATCAGGCCTTGCAGCACGGCGAGACGGACGGCTGGAGTGTTCTCCTTGTAGATCAGCGGGACGAACTTCGAGCCTGACAACTTGCCGCCCAACCCAAGTTCGTTGAGCGTTGCGCTTATGCCGCGAAGCCGGACTACCCATCGATCTCCATCACCATGAGGCGTGCTGTGGCTGATACCGAGCGCGGCACATGTCTCGATAAGAGCCTGGGTCTTTGCCTCACTGCCGCTGAACTGCACCCCAGATTTGTTCAGCATGCCGTCGCCCAGATAGAACCCGAGCAGATAAGGCGCGAGCGACACATGCTGCGCCGGATACTGCGCTGGGCCATGGGGTGGTAGCTCCCACTGACGCGCCAGCGTTGCACCGTTGGCTCGCTTTACCCCACGGCGAAGGATCTCGGCGGTAGTGAGGGTGATGAAGTCGCCGGTCTTTCCGCCAGCCCGATCAGTCCGCCGCTGCGCGCGACCGCGCACGGTCCACAGATGCTCGCCGTCAACGCGGCAGCTCGTGCCGTCATCGAACGTCACCCGGTAGATTGGCCGCACGCCCTGGTCATGGCGCGCTACGATGTGCGTCGGCTCGCCATCACGGCCAAACAGCCGGTCACCGGGTTGCAGATCACCCCATCGTCTCTGCCCATCCGGCGTTGGAACTAGTTCCGATAACGTAAGTGCTTTGCCGACACCGTGACCACTTTTGATGCTGTGCCGGGTGAAGCCGCGGGCGAAGCCCCTGAGCGCCTCGATCTGCCACGCGTCGGGCTCCTGAAGGAGGACCTCCTTCACGAAGGCTATGGGGGCGCGATTGTAGCGCTGGAGGGCGAAGTCGAAGGCGGAAAAGTCGGGCGGCTTGTCGTTGGGGGACGCGCCGCCCGCAGGTGGTGGTGAATCGCTCGTATCTGGCGCCAGTATATCAGGTTGCAGGTGCAGCGTCATGGGGCCACCTCAGTCGGCAGCCAGGGGCGCGAACAGGTCGCGGATGCGCTGCTCCTGCGGGTCCACCGGCACTGGCGCATGCACGAACAGATCGCGCTGCCGCTGTGCCTGCTCGATCCGGCGACACGCTATGTCGAAGTAGCGCGGCTCGATCTCGATACCGATGAACGAGCGACCCAGGCGCGCGCAGGCAACGCCCGTTGTGCCGCTGCCCATGAATGGGTCGAGGACAACGCCACGCGTCATCTCGACGCACCACATCATCAGCTCAACCGGCTTCTGTGTTGGGTGCTCGCGCCTGACACCAGCACCCTTCTGACAAAGCCCCTTCCACAGATGCGAGAAGATGCGGTCGGCCTTTCGCTTGTTGTGCCATGCGAACTCGACATCGCAGAAGTCATCCCACGGCATCAGATCACCGAGCTTATTCCAGGCGAGCCATCGTCCATGCGGCAGTTTCTGTGCGTAATGGTTGGCACCCCACAGGATCACGTCGTCAGCAGCACTGGTCCACATCGTAGGATCAAACGGCACATCGTCGCCCGTTACCGGCGATAAATCGCGCGCATCCAACCCAAACTTCCGCCCGCTGTGAACACTGTTGTGGTTGTTGCTCCCTCGCTGGTAGCCGATGCCATACGGCGGGTCGGTCACCACGGCATCCACGCCCGCCAGCCCCGGCAGCACGTCCCTGCAGTCGGCCAAATACAGCGTCGCGTCGCCGATGTGCTCGGTTCTCATCTCGCCAGGGTTCCATAGTCGCGCTCACGCACGTAGCGGATCAGCGACCATCCGACGCCCACCTCAGCGGCAATGCTGTGGTCTGACGCACCCTCGGCGTACTTCCCGTCATCCCAGTCGAACGAGGACTCCAGTTGCTCGCGGATCGCCCGCTTCTGCGCGTAGCTAAGCTCGCGGTAACGCACCTCGTGCGTGTGCGGCATCGACATCATCGACATAGCGGGTGGCTCCCCCTGTGGGTAACATGCCACTACCGGCGGATTCTCGCCAACTGGAACGCCAATGCCCAAGGAACACTCTTCGTTACGCACCGCCGGGTTCGTCCTGACCATCGAGCATATCCGCGTCACGCTGTGTGAGGACCCCGATATGATCGCCCTGGACCGGGATGGTGAGGGCGGTGAGTTCTCGCTGCGAGAGTTCGCAGATATGCTGCACCGGTTCATCAGTGATCGGTTGTGAATATGCCCAAGCCCACGGACGATCCACAGCTGGAACAGCGTGTCGCTGCTCTAGAGGAGCATGCCGGCGCCACCGATGCGGCGATCGCCGCCCTGGACGCCCGTGTGCTGGCGCTGGAGAACGCGGTCACCACGCCCACACCACCGACGCCAGAGCCGCCTGACGGCACGTGGGGCGGCGTGGCACCGCCGTTCATCGATAATATCCTACCGACAGCCCCGCCGGTCATCGACAACACCCTGCCGACACCTGAACCGCCCAAGCCGGAGCCAATCGGGGAGGGGCTGGCCGTTGTCATCCGCACACCATCCGGCGAGACGGATTACGAGCAGGTCCGGGCCGAGGACATGGGGGACTACGTCGACCCCGAAGGCCAGTTCACCCAGCACTGCTACCGCGCGCCCAGACAGGACGGCACGCTGCCCGGCCTCACCGTATGGTTCCGCCCCGACGCGGACGGTGGGCGGCAAGAGGTCGTCTTCGAGCTCGGCGTGCCCCTGGTCGCATCGCTGACGCCAGCCAATCTTGGCGCCTACACCGCTGAGATCTGGGACGGCGACATGCTGATCGCCACGATCGAGGTGCCCAGCCATCCGTGGTATGCCCGCTGGCGCTGGCAGTCGGCGCCCAGGCCGGTGCGTGTTTCACGCGAGCAACTGATCGCCGAGGGCAAGGTGCCGCACTATGACGGCACGATCCTCGCCCAGTTCATCACCGATCTGGCTCCGCAAACGTATAGCGTGATGGGGTTCAGCGGCATGGTCACCGGCATGGGCTGGACCGGCGATCGACCCGACATCGGCATCCTGACCGGCTGGTCCGCACAATGGCTGTGCAAAGGGAACAACACCGAGACGGTCATCGCCCAGGGCGAGGCGTCGGGCACGATGTCCATGCATCTCAGGGACTATGTGACCAGCGCGCCTCTCGATCTCATCCGGGATTACCCGACGCTGACCAGCTACCCGAAGGGCGGCGATCCGATCGTGCCGATGACCAAGGGCATCGTTGCCTATGACTGCGGACATTCGCCCGCATGTAGCTACCTGCCGTGGTTGCTGACCGGGGACGTGTATTACCTAGAGGCGTTGCAGTTCCAGGCCAACATCGAAATTCTGGACGAGCCGGCGTCTGGTCGCTACACCTGGGCCGGGCGGTATGGCGCATGGCCGTTGCGCAACAAGCTGTATGCGGCAGTCGCCTCGCCGGACGACCCGCCACGCTGGCTGCTGGCCCGCTCGGTGTTCCACCAGCACATGGAAGGGGTCCGCGCCGAGGCGCTGAAGGACATGGCCAACGAGGACCCGATCCTGGCGGTGTTCCGCGCCCGGCAATTCGGTGGATCGCAGGGCACCCCGGCGCATCCGTCCGGAACCTACGCGGTGTTCTGGCAGTGTGCGTTTGAGTCGCTGGTCTACGGCATGTGCGTGCAACTCGGGTTCGACGAGTGGTCGGAACCGTTGGTCTGGAAGATCGATTCCGAGGTTCAGCGCACCAACGGGGAGGCGTGGCCACGCTCCGCGCCCTGCCCATACAACACCGGCCTTGTATATACGTGCAGCCTCACCGCGGCGATCACCGATGCGGACACGTTTGTCCCGGTCGATCACTACAGCGGCGGGCCGTGGCCGGTGCCACCGTTCCCGGTCAAGTGCCAGAACGAGACGATGACGGTCGTCGATAAGTCGGACGAGGCGCTGTGGGAGGTCACGCGCGGCGCTCCGGTGGCGCATGCGGCTGGTCAGGTGCTGGTCGGGCCGAAGTACCTGTCCTGGCTGGAGGCGGGCATGCGCGCCGTAGCGATGCACCCGGAAGACGTGCCGCACATGCCGAACGACCCAAGCGGCATGAACGAGCTATACAACGAGACGTCGGGCAGCGTGGGATACGCGCAGTATGTGCGTGCGGCATTGGCTGTGGCGGTGCGCAATGGCGTGGCGGAAGCGGCGTCGAGCTATGCCTGGATCGACGATGAGTTCCACCGGCACAACAGGAGCTCATGGCATCCGGCGTGGGGCTGGTGCATCACCTGATGGCGCAGCGGCGTCTCCCTGTGTGTGCAAGGCGCCGCTGGCGATGCGGCGCACGCCGGTCAGCACATGCCGCATCACGTCGGCAGACAGCCGGTCCAGCGTCATGCCGTGCTCAGTGAGCGCCGTGTGCGCCCGCTTGGCGTAGTCCTCGTCCACCTCTGGAAACACGGCGAACGGATATGCGTCAGCCCATTCGATGATGCGGGTCAGCGCTGCCTCTAGCTCCTCGATGCGGTCGTCTCCACCGTAGGCGGCAGGGGTCAGACAGTATCTACAACATCTCACGGGGCGTCTCCCTGTGTGATCACCTGATGGCCCCTGCCAGCCAGAACACGTAGCCGCCAAACCAGAGCGCGCCCAGGTAGAAGGCTAATAGCAGCAGCAGCCGGGCTGCCGCTGCCATCATCGGTTGATCAGGTGCAGGCAGGCCCAGCAGGTGAGCCCGACGACCAGGAAGATGGCAATGAGGCCGATCATCGCACCACCAGGGTTTGGAACAGGAACAGCAGCGCCAGGATGATGGCGACGCCGACGACCACCACCAGGATGGCCGTCGCGGCTGACGGCAGGTCAGTGCGGTCATCCATCGTATCCCACCTCCCTCGGGTCGATACCGTAGATGCGGCATAGCTCGCGCTGCTCATCGTGGCCGATCTCGCCATCGTCGAGCAGGCGCTCGATGAGGTCCATGATCGCTGCCTTGGCGGATGAGCCGCGGCCCTCGCGGTTGTTGCCGTCCTCGCAGCCATCGAACGTATCGTGATCGATAGCGTACCAGCGCTCGGCCTTTGGCGCGTAGCCCGTGCCGTCCTCGTGTGCCTGGATGTCCATGGTCTGTGTCCTTGTGTTGCTCGACACCCGATACATACGATTGCCCCTTGCTTGTGTCAAGGCTTGTGTCTATGTTCCTCCTTGTCGAGCGAACACAAGGAGACTTCCAATGCTTAAGCCCATGCGCGTTTTTCGTTGCCACTATATCTGCGACGAGTGCCCCAACGAATTTGCTGATGAGATGCTGGTGATTGGACCAAGCTGGTGCCCCTCATGTGACAAAGAGTGTGAACCCTACTCCTCGGAGGACCTGTTCGATGTCGAGGCATACGACGACGAAGAGGAGATCGCGTGATGATCAGCATGCGTTTCATCGCCAAGAACGGCGAGGACATCACCGGCACCGAGGCCGTAGACGGCCTCACCTTCGCCGACTTCTTCAGCAGCGATCTGACTGAACTGGAGGCCGAGGCCAAAGGCGACGCTGAGACGCTGACCCAATGGCTGCGGTCTGCCTACCTCGGCCCCGACATCGACGGCATTATGGTCGCCTGGGAGGTCGCGTGATGCGTGACATGCGCGACCTGGAGGCGATCGCCGCCAAGCTGGAGCAGGCGATGGCGAGCCTGCGGCTGGTCAGCTATGGCGCCATCAGCGCGGTGGGTTACGGTCTCGTGCTGGATGCGCGCTGCCTGCTGGCCGAGGCTCTGGGCCGGCTGGACAGCGTGCGGAAGCAGCAGGCGGCATGAGGGCGGCTGGGGCGGCGGCAGGATGCCGCCCCTGTGCCATGTCATGCCTGCCCTGCCCTGACGAGCCCGGCCGGGCCTGTACGGGACAGGCCCCGTCGTGCCACGCCGCGTTTGTTCTAACGACTATTCCAGGGCAGGAACACTATAATCGACCACAGGCTTGGAGGAGTCGCCCGATTCGTTCTCGGTTTTCCCCTCCGCCACGGCTTGCAACGTTTCGGCAACACGCCGCGCCGCAATCAAATGCAACAACGTCAAACTGGTCCCCTCGGTCTCGTCGACGATCGGGGTAATTGGTCGACCCCAACCACGATCCAGCAGCTGCTGGATGGCTGCCAGAGCGCGCCCGTCGTCCTCGGCACGCATGATCTGCACCAGCCGCCTGACGGCCTCAGCAGTGTGCTCACGACAGAGCGCAGGCAGATCGTAGGGCGAGCGAGGCCTGCCCTTCGGGTTTCCGCTCTGGCCTTTTTGCCACAACTGACCCGGCCTACGGGCAACTGAAGTGCTAGCACGCGCATCGGGAACAGTTTCGCCCATCAGCGCGCAACTTTATTCCACGTCAGCCGACCGTCAAGGTCGTCCATTCGCCTGCTCCAGGCTCCAGGCGAGGCGCTGGGACGTTGGGATCATCATAGGGCGATTCGCGAAGGTGCCATTTGCGCGACGCCTCGGCATGTCTCAGTCGGGCGCGCATTGCATCGTCGTTATGCAACCACGCTCGCGCCGCGCCGTGCAGCACGTAGGCGCGGAACGCTTCCGGCTCATACAGCATCTGCGGATGGGTGTTGGATATGTCGATCTCGATCGCTGCCAACCCGTCAGCCTGGATTAGTGCCCGTTTGGCCATGTTCACTGCGTGACGATAGCGCACCTCGATGCCCAGACGACGACCGCTCTCCTGCACCAGGACATCGACCACGTAGCCGAATGGCTGACGTGCCTCTCTCACTGGGTCGCTGTAATCCGCTACCCAGGTCTGCGCCTGCGGCGCGTAGCGGGCTGGCATAGTCAGCTGACGGGCATCCAGCAGGATCTGCTGGGCGTAGGCGTGAGCGTCGCTCATCAGCCCGCCACCGCAGGTCAGCCCCACGACATGGTGAGCGAAGTGCCACACATTGTGCTCGCCCTGACGGGCGACGAACGGTTGGCCGCAGGTAAGGCAGACGACGTTGGAGGCGAGGCCGCGCTGTGCGTCTCGCACATGGACCAACCGACCTGACGGTTCGCGTCCGACAGGGTGCGGCACACCGGTAGGTTGTGGGTTCGACATCTCACATAATCCTTGGGCTTCCGGTCTGATAATATGTCAGTTACGTTCCAACCGACACTCAGTCACTTCTCGGTTAGTCTCCGGTTAGTCCTCCATCCCGTTGATATACCTATATAACTAACTGAATAACTGAATAACTGATATATACCATAGAATGGTAACAGCCCCCCTCCCCCCGCGCTACTCGACCCCCTAGTTATTCAGTTCAGTTTGTTAGGGGCCAAGGCCTGGGATAGATTTTTCCGACCAGACTCTCGCCTTCCCGTTGTGCTTGTCCTCCCATCCCAGCAAGCGCAGGGCGTTGGCGATGCGGCGGGAGATCTCCTGATTGTAGCGGTCCTCGGTGCCCTTCAGGCAGTCGAGCCAGATCTGCTTCAGCGCCAGGGGTTGGGCTGGCCTGCTGGTCCCGTGCAGCCACGGTTCGATTATCTCGACCCAGGCCTCGACCTCGCGTCTGTCCTCCTGCACCGGCCTGATGTGCGCTTCCTCCATCGTGCCATCAGGCCACCAGGGTTCACCTACGTCGAACAGGGCCAGCGCCTCGGCGAACAGTTGCTCACGCATACCCGCGAGGCGTGCCGGGTCGATCTCGCCCACGCTCACCGGCCAGAAGCGCCGGGCGCCGGACAGGTCCTGGTAGCTGAACCGCCCGTTCTGCGTGCCAATGAACAGGCACTGGCGCGGCTCCACCACGACCGAGCGGGAATACTTCGGGGTGTAGTGCTCGACCCGGCGGGTGACGAAGGCCTTGAGCATGTCCATGCTCTTGCCCTTGAAGGCGTCCATCTCGGACACCTCCAGCAGCCACTTGCCGCGGAGCGCCATGGACGTCCGCACCGGGTCATCGAGGCGCAGGTTGTCGTCGAATGACTCCTCACCGGCCAGGACCCGGCAGGCGCGGCTCTTCTGGATGCCCTGCGCGCCCTCCAGCACGAGCATGTAGTCCGCCTGGCAGCCGGGGCGCATGATCCTGGCCACCATGGCGATAAGGAACATGCGGCCAATGGCACGCACGTAGAGGCTGTCGTCGCAGCCGAAGCAGTCCACCAGCCAGTGATCCACCCGTCCCAGCTGGTCCCACTTGCCCTTGAGCCCGACCAGCCAGTCGCGGATCGGGTGATAGGTGATCTCGCCTGCAACCAGGGTCAGCGCGTCGCGCACCGTCTCCTTCTTGGCCTGGAAGAACCCGTCGTGTTGCAGGCGTTCCTGCGCCTGGAGGACGTGCATGTCATCGATCGGCTCCAGCACGTCGTGCCCGTTGAGGATCTCGGGGCGGGCGTGGAACTCGTTGAATTGCAGGCGGTCCTTCCATCCCTGGTCGGTCCGCAGGTGTCCGGCGATCGATGACAGCGTGCTTGGCAGAGGCTGCCGCGAGGCGCGGAATGATGGCCGGCTACCCCTGGCCATTGCTGTGGTCCCCCTGGTCGGTTTGATCCGTGACGTGGCTCAGGCTCGCCCAGAGGCGCAGTGCGGCGCTTGGCGAGAGCACGCCGGGGGGCGGGTCGTCGTCGAGGATACTCGCTGACAGTTCAGTGACCAGCCAGTCGCGCAGTTCGTCCTGCACCGGAGCCGGCAGATACCCGGCACCCAGCTTCCAGGCGCGCGCCCAGATCAGCGCCAGCGCCTCACCGAACGTGTAGGCGTCGCACGCCACGAGATTCCCCCACACGCGGCACATCGCGGCGAGTCGCGGGGTCACTTCCCGGTCAAAATGTTCTGGGAACCGCGCGGGGGCGCTTGCCTTTTTATCCACAGGCCGCTTATTGACCATCGGTGGTCCTTTCGTTCTGGGTTGGACACACACTCTCCAGGTCGGCTTGGCGGCTACCTGGGATCGAACAAAGGGCCGGTGGGGATTGCCAGCCACCGGCCCTTCGCTCATATAACACCAGTCTCTTGTGTGTATGCTTTCCGCGGCCCGGTGCGCTCGACACGTCCGGGCCGCACCTATGTCCGGGCTACGGTGCGTCGTCGTCTTTCGCCGGTAGCTCCTCCACGATCGACTGCGGCGGCGGCTGGTTGTTCCACGACGGACCGATGTCATGCACGCCGACGCTGACGCCGGGCGGCAGCTGATCCACGATGATGCTGGTGCCGAGGGTTTGGTTGGTAATGCGGTAGGTCATCTCTGTCTCCTTGTGTGCGCCCTCCTTGTGCCCCTCTACCTTGACGCTGTCAAGCTAGATGTAGACGTTGACACCGTTCAGTGAGAAATATTAGGGTGCGGGTCGCGACAGCAGCTTCCGACCGCTGCCGCGACCCTGACCACAGTGTCTGATTGGAGCAAACACCATGGCTGCACCGAAGCGTATCCCACCTGTCCGCAAACAGGCCAGCACCCAAACCACCGAGATAAACAAGCCCGCCGCACCCGCAGTGCCGGCACTCAAGATCACGCCACCCAACCTCGGCGTGGCGAGATTCAACATCCGGGGCCTCAGCCCCTATGTCCAACATGCATTCAGTGCCAAACAGCAACGGATCATGGAGGCCACCCAGCGCGCCGGACAGCAGAGCCGTGGCCGCAAGGTGCGCCAGCCGAAGGATTTCGAGCAGCTGTATCGGGACGCTATGCACATCTCCACCGAGGGCTGGTGCGGCATCCCGGCACCCAGCTTTCGCAACGCCATCATCGACGCCTGCCGCCTCGTCGGCTTCAGGATGACCCACGCAAAACTGTCGGTATTCGTCATCGCCGACGGCACCGACAGCGAGGATGGCAGCCAGTTGGTGAAGATCATCGGCACGCCGCAGCCCTACAAAGCACCAGTTAGAAATGACAGCGGCGTGGCCGACATCCGTTGGCGCCCGATGTGGCGTGAGTGGTCGGCCCAGGTGTCGATCGAATGGGACGTCGATCAGTTCTCGGCAATCGATTTGCTCAATTTGATGGCCCGCGCCGGCAAGCAGGTCGGCATCGGCGAAGGCCGGCCCAACTCCCCCAACTCCAACGGCCTTGGGTTTGGTCGTTTCGAGGTGGTGACCGACGAACTAATGGAGATCAGGAGCGTATGAACAAGGAGAACGTCGCCAGCGAGCTGTTGCGGCTGGAGCGCGGCGGCCTGATCCAACCGAAGGCTGCGGTGGAGTGGGCGCGCGCGCATCCCAGTTCGGCGCTGTATGCCGAGTTGGAATGGGACGACTCGATTGCAGCCGAGGCCTACCGCATCCAGCAGGTCCGCCAGCTGGTGGCGATTTTCGTCAATCCCCAGACCCTCACGCGGCAATACGTCAGCTTGTCGGTCGATCGGGTGGAGGGTGGCGGGTATCGCCGGATCGAATCGGTAATGAACACGCCTGATCTGCGCACGGTTTTGTTGCAGGACGCGCTGCACGAACTGGAGCGAATGCAGGCGAAGTACGAGGAGCTTCAAGAGCTTGACCGCGTCTGGGTCGCCGTGACCCAGGTACGGGAGGAGCCGCCGCCCGCCCCCAGGCGCAAGCCTGGGCGTCCCAAGGGCGGCGGGAAGACACCGCCCAAGCGGTGACATGGCAGGCTTGGCATGGCAGGGCCCGGCTTGGCCGGGCTCGGCAGGGCCTGGCAGGGCAGGCACGGCGAGGCGCGGCGAGGCGAGACGGGGCAGGGCCAGACCTGGCATGGCAGGCCCGGCTTGGCCCGGCACGGTTGGGCTCGGCGCGGCAAGGCAGGGCAGGGCAGGCGTGGCCCGGTTAGGCACGGCGCGGCGGGGCGGGGGCAGCCTGGGCGCGGCACGGCAGGCGAGGCGGGGCTGGGCTTGGTCCGGATAGGCGCGTCACGGCAAGGCTGGGCAGGCGCGGCGGGGCTGGGCGGGGCCAGTTCTGGCGAGGTGGGGCAAGGCCGGGCAGGGCAGGCGTGGCAGGGGTTGGCTCGGCATGGCGCGGCATGGCATGGCGGGGCAGGCAAGGCGTGGCAGGACGGGGCCGGGCACGGCCTGTCGAGGCACGGCTTGGCTTGGCAGGCAAGACGAGGCATGGACCGGCGCGGCCCGGCTGGGCATGGCGAGGCAGGCGTGGCCCGGCGTGGCTTGGCCGGGCTTGGCATGGCCGGACGAGGCGAGGCATGGCAGGCGAGGCGGGGCAGGCATGACGTGGCACGGCTAGTCCTGGCGCGCCAGGGCGAGTCCTGACGGGGCAGGCTTGGACGGGTGGGGCTTCGGCCTTACCCGACCTTGTCTGGGCCGTCGTCGATACCCTCAAGCCGCAGGCTGTCGGGAACGGGGCCGAGACGGCCCTCTAATCGGTAGCCGCCTTCCGGTCCAACGTGCC